TCTGTGCAATTCGGATGTTACCAAATGTTGGTCTCATGTTCTGAGTGGCATTTGGATCAATCTCCAAAGCACCTGCGAGTCTCAGTGTTCCGTTGATCTGAACATCTTTGTCAAATGTTACATTATTGGTAAAGTTGACTGGACCATCAAATGTGCTGACGATGTTGTTGTTCTCACCACCCTCAACTGTAATGTTGTTGGTGATGGTCAGTTCGTCAAATCTGGTGCTGTTGATAGAAGGATCGGAACCAGTTACAGTTGTAACAGGAACATTGAATGTTTCTTCCTGACCAGTGAAGCTGTTGATCTTCTTGTTGCCAATGAAGAAGTCACCATCGTTGTTAAGACCTGTGTAAACAACGATACCACCGTTTCTATCTTGTGCCTGTGCCAGATATTCTTCCAGATCACTAAGTGTTCTGCTTTGTACCTGTGGCAAACCAGTTGAGTAGTTACCAGGACCATAACCAAGATATTCAAAGGTATGTCCAGATGCTCTGAGAATAGAGTTTCTTCTCATTTCAACAGGCAGAACCTTGATCTTCAGAACTCTAGAACCAATAGGATGTTCTACTGCTCTAGTGCCAAACATAGCACGGGTAACAGTAATCTCATCATTGTTTGTTCCACCAAGAGTAGAACTTACAACTCTCATGATTTCACGGTTGATCTGAATGTAATCACCCAGAGCAAACTTCTTAGTTGTTGATAGGTTTACATTGGGAAGTTGGATGGCAGTTGAAGTTGCAGTCAATGCAACACCAATCAAGTCATGAATACCAGCATAGATTGTCAGTGCTCTACCACCAAACTCTTCAGTTATATTGGTTGATTGCTGGTTAGCTTCCATTCCATGTCTGTAGACATAGAATGCATCAGTGAGTTGACTTATTGTAGAGGCAGTAAATGTATTGATGCCGATTCTATCACGAACGGTGAACTCACCAAGTCTACCTTCACTCTCAGTGACAACTTCAAACTTATTACCAGCAATCAAGTTGTGTGGAATATTACAGGTAAACGTAGTAATACCAGCAGCAGCATCATATACTGCAGAAGTTACAGTTACAGATGCACCAACATTGAATCCGAAAGAGTTGATTGTAATTTCAGGATCAGATGCTGTCCTTGCAAGTGCAACTCTCTTATCATCAAGAACCTGAGTAATTCTATAATGTTTGCTGACAGTTGTGCCAATACCAGTGATTTGAACAACATCACCAACGTTGTTGGCAATAGTTGTCATTCCAAGTCCAACTTCACCACCAATGCTCTCAAGATCAAGTCTTAGGTTAGTAGCACCAGTTCCTGCAGTATATCCTGCACCAGTGTTCATCATCTGAACTCTGGCAATATCACCACCATCAACTAATACCTCAGCAGTTGCACCCTGCCAGTCAGTGGTTCCACTGTTCAGCAGTCTTACATTGTAATAAGTTCCATCAGCATAAGATGTGCTGTTGTCAGTGATAGTGGAAATACCCAGTGCCTGGTTGAATCCATGCCTTCTTTCAAATGTGATAGTAGAAACACCAGTGGTAGTATCTACAACAGTAACACCGATACCAAGTTTGAACTTCTTGAAGAATGAATCAAATGTGTTTCTAGTGATGCTGTTCTTCTGATCGTTGGTTACAACTTCACCAACTGGTGCTCTCTTAGCATAGGATGCGGCAGAAGGTGGATTAGCATCTGCGTTGTCTCTGTCAAACTGTGGGAAATAATCCTCAACGTTTGGTTTGTACTTCTGACTTGTAAATTCAATCTCTGGTGCATAATCAGCATCAAGCATCTCAATGATGAATACACCATCAGAAATGTCTCTTTCGTAATCTTGAACTGTGGTGATTCTATAAACATAGAAGTTAGATCTTACATCATTCCTTTGAATCCTTGGAAGAGAAAGATTGCGAGTGCCAGTGGTGTCTGTAAATCCACCTGGATTATGTGTTACACCCTTAGTATCAACAATACCAGTGCTGAATGTCATGTCACTGGGAACAGCAGTAACTGCAAATCTACCGTTGAATCCACTATCAGCAACACCAACAGCATTGTTAGCACTCTGAACGTTCAGAATATTAACTCTGTCACCAACATCTAACTGGTGTGGTTCTTCTGTGGTAATTGTGAGTGTAGATCCAGATGAAGTACATGTGGAGATGAAACTGTTGTTTCTATCAAACAGGACATCAGCTCTCTGAATAGTAGATGCATTAGCAAAGGAAGAGAATGCATATCCAGTCTGACTAGATGGTTGAATTACATAACCCTGTCTTGGGTTTCTAGCATCTGTAGACTCTTTTGGAATGATGTATGTCGCACGATAGATCTTAGAGTCAAGACCTCTAGTGTCATCTTTCCTTTCTACGTATGTTCTTGGAGTCTCTGCAGTAGTAAATGTGCTAAGTCCAGTGAAGATGGCATTAGGACTATCAACGTGGATAAACCAGTTGTTGTGGACTGTATCAAACTGAATTGGGTGACCAATGTCACCTGGATTCTTCAGACTGACAATACTACGAAGTACGAGAGAGACACCACCATTGACATTGATTTCATTACCACTAATAGCATCAGAGAATGTAGAGGCAATCTGAATTTCTGTGCCACTAATCCTGATTGCATAGTAAGTTCTGTGTGGATCAACTCCCTCTGGGAGATCACCAGTATTACTAATAAGTTGAATAGTCTCACCAGTTACCAATCCAATATCACTGGCAACAGTGAAAGTATTATTTGTTGGACCTGAAGTAACGTTGACTTGTTTGATGCCAGAGTGTGTGCCAAGACCAATTGTAGATCCTGTACCCAGAACATTATCAAGCATCATGATAGTGGCAGTATGTGTGCCAATACCAGTGCTACCAGGCAGATACAAAGTATCACCGTGTCTTCCACCAATTCTAAAACCTTGTGTCAGTGCTGCAGGTGCAACGTCAATATCACCAAATCCATTCAGATACAGATGACTTGCAATACCAACAGATGTTGTCAGTCCAACGTCAAGTGTTAACCAGTTAACTTGCTTCTCTCTTGCACTAAGTTCTTTTGGTGTGATGATGTTGGTGATAAATCCTTGATCATCACGGTTGAATGCTGCTGCCTTGAATCCATCAGCAACCAGAGAGATCTGACCGAAGTTGGAGTTGGAGTTAGTAATAGATGCGTCAGATCCAGCAATAGCTTCGAAGTGCTTGTTGAAACCAATAGCAAACACCGAAACGATCTGGAATACAGCATCGTTGCTCAACTTGACGTGTGTAGTCTCCCACCCACTCCTATAAACAGCACCAGAATCTAGGTGATAAACAGTTGCACTGCTCTGAGAACTAGATCCAGATGATAAGTCACCACCAGTTACTTTACTGTAGATGATACTATCATACTGTCTGGACTGATCATTATATTTTACGAATGCTCTATCATCTTTCTGCAGTGAGATAGCAGTGAACTGTGCCAGAACGATAGATCTGAAACCAGTACACTTAGATCCATCACCATGCAGACCCTGCATGCCATATACAGAACGTAGAGATACGTTAAAGATATATGGAGATGCACCACTAACAGTATCAGACTCAATCGTAATTGTGGCATTAGATGAGTCAGGTGTTGCAATCAAGTTAACTGGAACTGTTTGCAATTGATATGTAAATCTACTATCGTTGATTACAGACGATACAGTTGCAGAAACATTGTAGTTAGATACATTGACACCACGAATTTTAATTGGAGTACCAACAGTAAATCCGTGTGGTTGTGCAGTCGTAACTGTAACCTGTGTGGTTGGTGTAGCACCATCACCAGCAAACATTCCAGTTACTTTGGCAGAGTCAACACCCAAAGCACCAACGATCTCAAACTCAGATCTTACTGCTTCAAAGTCACCCTCTTGATCTGGCCATTGGAACGAGATTGCTCTACCAGATGTTGCCTGGAATGCATGAGTCAACTTGTAATAATACATGTTGAGGTCAGTCAGTCCACTGTAACCAGGGACATCATTGATACCATCAGCAACCTCAAAGCAAGTCAGCTTGTGGTGGGAGAATGTAGGGATAGATCTGTTTGTGGTATCAAAGTTGGTATCGTCAGTGTAAACCAACTCATTGTCTTTACCATCTAAGAAGGTAAACTGCCAGAAGTAGCAACCACCAGTGATTCTAAAGATTGCAGACTGAGCAATGTCATCGTCAGTTGGGTTGGGAACATACTTAGGACGAATCTTTGTCTTTCTAAGATCAAGTCCAACAATAGATGTACCACGGGGAACGATTACACCACCGTTAACACTATTGAATTTGTAGAGAATATTATCTTCTTGTGATAAGTCAAAGTTGGAAGTAAGAGTCAGGTTGAAAGTGCTAGTTGCAGTTGCTTCTGTGCCACTTGGACTTACAGATCTAGCAGTTCCGTTGTCATTTCTAATTGCAAATCCTGGACGGTTATCAATAATATGATCACCAGGATACAACAGGATAGTTGTCTTATTGAAAAGATCGTTATCCTTGCCTCTTACATAAGAGAATCTTGCAGACTCAATCAGAGCTCTCTGAATCGTCTTGAATGGTTTGGTAAGGGAGTTACCTTGGTTATCTACAGCATCGGTCGCATCAAGATCGTTGGGATTGACGTATAAAATACGACCCTCTGTATTCTTGATAAAATTATCTAACTTACTAAGAGGCATCTTCTTGCTTCAACGATATCGTTTCTTGACTTATTTAGTCAATAAATAGGGCTGGTTACTCTTTTCATATGGCAAACTCTGCTCTTAGTAAAGAGAATCCCAAAAAGAAAGAAAACAAATTTGAATGGGCTGATGAAGGGGTTGCTACCCTTGTGAGAGTTATTATCCTTGCTTGGTCAGGAGCAATCCTGACTTTGAACTATGTTTCAATTCCTGGGATTCCTCAAAAACAAATCGATCCTACGTTCATTGCCTCTGTTTTCACTGGCACTCTAGCAACTTTTGGTGTTCAAACTGCCAAAAAGAAAGAGGAAGAAAAACCTAAAGAGGAAAAGAAAGATGCAAAAGTTGATTAATACACTGGCAGTGTTGTCTTTTGTCGGCACTGCTGGTATAATCGGTGGAGGAGTCTACGTCTATCTACAAAAAGATTCTATCATTGATGGAGTCAAGAAGCAAGTCACTGATGCTGCTGTAGAAGGTGTAACAAATGCTCTACCAGGACTCTTAGATGCTTCAATGCCTGAGATTCCAGCAGTACCTGAAGTAACAGGTGGTGCAGTTCCTTTCTGATTATGCTATGAAAAAATTATTTGCTATGCTGATGTTGGCTGCCGCACCTGTGATGGCAGAACCAACAAAGGGTTACTATACCATGGATGCCATGGGATGTATGATCCTTCTGGAGTGTACTAAAGATGTCAAAAGAGTCTATAGTATCGAAGATCTTAGAGCTGCGAATCCCGATACTAATTATGATGTTATTGCTGATGAGTTTGATTCGATGCTCGGCTCCCTTGATGCAGTCGGAGTTAAAGTTTTTCTAGCACATGAAAAATACTTCCCTCCTATGCATCGTGGTGTTTATCACACTGTGGGGAATAACTTTTTTCTCAATGCAAAATGGATGGTGAAACCAAATCGAGTGATGTCTACAATGCGTCACGAAGGTTGGCATGCTGCACAAGATTGTATGGCAGGTAGTATTGATAATACATTGATGGCAATCATCAAACCAGAGGAAGAAGTTCCTGGATACTGGAGAGAGATTGTCAAGGGTACATATCCTGAGCATGCTGTGCCTTGGGAGGCAGAAGCATTCTGGGCTGGACACACGGCAGGTATGACACAAGAAGCACTTGCTGCCTGTGCGTCAGACACTCCCATGTGGGAGACTTACCCACCAACTCCCATGACTCGTGAGTGGTTAACTGAAAATGGGTATATTAAAGATTGAACCAAT